AATATCCTTTAGTTTCGACCAACAGTTTTCAAGCTACTATGGAGAGGCTTAACGACCCATTTGCATCGAGCACAAAGCTCCCGGCTGGTGTAGAACCTATAACCGGCGATTTATATACTGAGCTGCCGCCGTTTATGCAGGGGTTCTATCAATCATTACAAAAGGCAAAAGCGCGAAATCCATATTTTACCAAGGACTTGCCAGACAAACTTGATTTCTGGGGTAGGTCTAAAACTCAGGGTGAAGGCAGACGCGATGAGATGTTTAACCCTATGCGGATACAAACAGGGGAATATAATGAGCTAGACCAAGAGCTTATAAGACTAAGTGAAACTGGCATAGGCGTTTTTGATTTTCACCGAGACAGAATTGACGGGCTAAAACTCAATAACGAACAATATAATAATTTTGTACGTCTTATCAATGAGGTAGATGATGAAGGCAAGGTGTTAGGCGAACTTGGCTTTGACCCTGAAGAAACTTTGCTAAATGCGTTAAAATATCAGGTCACAGATACAGAAGCAGACTATTACAATTTGCCTACAGATGAGGACAGGTTCAAGGAATTGAAGGGCATATTGTCAGATAGACGAGCTAAAGCTCGGCAACGTCTGCTAAAGGTTGATGCTGAACTTGGAGCTCGGCACTTTATGATGCAAGACTAACGGTGACAAAACAGTGATTATGATGTACAAATACCAAAAGAGAGGAATAGAAAATGGCTACCTTCTCAGTCAATGACCAGACACGCAGAGTTGTTGCTAGTGGCGCGGCTGAAGTAAGTTTTAGTTTTCAGGTCAACGCAACATCTGATGTTAAGGTGTTTGTAGACGGGACGCAGAAAACAGAAAGCACTCACTATGACATCAAGACAAGTGCAGATGCGGCTGGCCTCAACACTGATGGCACCGGCAAGGTTGTCTTTACCACTGGCAATGTCCCGGCAGGCACAACCACTGTTACCATTCTATCTGACGTACCAGCAGCTCGCACAAGCGTATACACAGCGGGCGGCAATATAACAGCCACTAGCTTAGAAGCAGACTTCGATACTATGACCATGCTTATAGCTGATAGAGAGGAGCGAGACAGTCGAGCTTTGTTAGCCCCGGTCGATGACCCTACAACCATAGACATGGAGCTACCCGACAAGGATACGCGAGCTGGTAAAGTGCTAGGTTTCAACAGCTCAACCGGCAACCCTGAAGCAACTCAGCAAGTAACTGGCGCGGCGGTAAATGTCTCTAGTCTGAGCACTGGCTCATCTCCTACCGCATCTGTCACAGTAAGCGGTGGCACGGCTACTTTTGCTCTGGGCATCCCAACGGGAGCGACAGGGGCAACTGGCTCTACGGGAGCAACGGGCTCTACAGGGGCTACAGGAGCGCAAGGCCCATCAGGTACACTGTCAGTAGGCAGTATAAGTGCAAGTGGCCTCAGTGCTGGTGCAACGCCTACTGTTGCAATATCAAACAGCGGTTCATCGTCAGCAGCTACACTTGATTTTACTTTTGGAATACCGGCAGGCGCTACAGGCGCTACCGGGTCAACCGGCGCTACAGGGGCTACGGGAGCTACAGGAGCTACGGGGCCTCAAGGTCCACAAGGCCCACAAGGTCCGGCAGGCTCTGGCTCTGGTGACTTACTGGCCTCAAACAACCTTAGTGACGTTGCTAATGCAGGCACCTCTCGGACAAACCTCGGCCTCGGAACTATAGCAACTCAGGCCGCTAACTCGGTCAACATAGATGGCGGTGCTATTGACGGCGTAACGATTGGCACAAACAGCGTTGTGACTGACCTCCGCGTTGATAATCTCAAGCTTGATGGTAACGCTGTTACCTCAACAGACACAAATGGCACAATAGACCTAACAGCCAATGGCACGGGGAATGTAGTTGTAAAGGGTAACACTAACCCTGGCACTGTTGTATTTAACTGCGAGAGCAACAGCCACGGCCAGACGGTCAAGGCTCAGCCTCACTCTGCTAGTGTAACAAATACACTTACGCTGCCGCCGGGTGGAGATGGCGAGCTGGTCAGCACTGTAGCAACTCAAACCCTCACCAACAAAAGTATAGCAGCGTCACAGTTGACTGGTGCTTTGCCAGCAATCAGCGGAGCCAGCCTCACTGCTCTACCGGCTACCCTACCAGCATCATCTGCCGCAAACCTTACCAACATACCAGCGGCTAATATTACTGGTACGTTACCAGCTATTGATGGCTCAAACCTTACAGGCATATCGGCTGGTGCAACTGGCGGCGGTTCAGACCAAGTGTTTTATGAAAATGGTCAGACTGTTACGACAGATTACACCATTACAAATGGCAAGAACGCTATGTCTGCTGGCCCAATTACAATCAACAGCGGTGTGACTGTAACGGTTGGCAGCGGTGAAACATATACGGTGGTGTAAATGAGTACACTTAAAGCAGATACAATCGTAGCGTCAGACGGCTCTAGCCCTGTTACGCTGACTAAGCAAAGTGCAGCAAAAGCATTTTATATTTTTAACCAATCCTCTACTACGCACAGAGGCGGGATTACTACAAATGACAGCGGCAACCAATCGCTAAATGCAAGCAGTTATACTGATAACACTACTGGCGACATTTCAGTAGCCCTAACAAATAGCTTCTCAGACGCAGAATTTATTATGAATGGTGGAAGTTGGGCGGCAAATAAATTAATTACCGTTGATTATCAGGGTCAAACATCAGGATTATGTAACACAGTTAGCTATGATGCTGATACTGGTGGCACATCAGATGGACCGCACGAGGTAAGTCTGCAAGGAGACCTAGCATGAGTACAGTCAAGGTAAACACGCTCACTGGCACAAGCACTGCTGGCTCTATTGCTGTAACAGGTGAGGGTAATAGCACAACAACTAATCTTCAACAGGGGTTGGCGAAGGCTTGGACATACAGTGACGCATCAAGCACAACACCTGTTATAGATGACAGTTTTAATAACTCAAGCATAACAGACGTTTCAACAGGAATTTATGGAATCAACCTAACTAATTCTATGTCCAACACACTTTATACAGTAAATTGCACAGCAAACTGCAACACAGGCGATAGTTATGTCGCACCACTAACAATCGTAGGTAAAATTAATCTTAGTATAACGACTACAACTTCTGCTTTTGATAGGCTAAATTGGTATGCTTCTGCCAATCGTGATTCAAAACATGACTTTACTGTAGTTCACGGAGATTTAGCATAATGGCTGGAAAGATTGTAGCAGACCAACTAGAACACAGCACCGCTGGGTCAATAGCCACGAACTTTGTTGTTGAGGGTAGTGCAAAAATGGTTATTGATGCTAGTCAAGACCCTCAAGGTATTAATGACAGCTTCAATGTAAGTAGTATTGCGGATGGTGGTACAGGCAAAACGGAAGCTACTCTTACAAATGTTCACTCTACCGTTAATTATGCGCCTGTTCATAGTGTTCATTCAGGAAATAACAGAAGGATTACTGTAATTAGTCACACAGCTTCAGTTGTAAAATATGAATGTTTTCAAGAATCAACCTATAACAATGCTGCAGATGCTGCTGGTATAAGTGGCAACACTCATGGAGACTTAGCATAATGCAAACACCCTCATTCAAAGGCACACACTTATGGGACAGACTGTGTTGGGCAAAAGAAAACTTAGAAGCCTATCAGTCAGAGTACCGTGTGGTATATGAAGACAGCATAGATGAGTGTGCTAAGATACTCGTACCAGACCCCAACTGGATAGCAGCAGCTATGCAGGGCGGTATCCTACCCCCGGTCTGGGTCTACTGGGAACTAGCCAAAGACGAAGCACAACCAGACTTTAAGAAACATACTAGAGGCTATCTGTTGCATAACACTGAGCCGATGGAAGCTATGAGCGAAGAAGAAGCAATAGAGTACCTAATTCAAAAGGACATACCACAGTCTGTTTGGCAGTCGTGGGATGAGGGCAACAGCCCAAAGATGGTTATCTGTCGAAAAGACCAGTTACCAGAAACTCGTGTCTGGCGTAATGCTTGGCGCATATCAAAGGCCGCATAGGAGAAAGACATGGCTGTAACAACGTATATCGTGGACAAAGACGGTAATCAGATAGATAGCGCAGAGGCTACGTCTATTCCCAGCAACCGTGATTTCAGAGGCGCATGGTCGCTGTCTGGCAAGGTCATTTCAGAGGACATGACTAAGGCCAAAGAGCTTTTCAAGGACAAAATCCGTGAAGTGCGTCAACCGCTTCTTGAAGCAGAAGACGTGGTTTACATGAAGGCTATGGAAGCTGATGACGCCACAGCGAAAGCTGCATCTGTTGCTAA